TTGATGTATTGGTGCCAAGTTATCTTCCATAACTTTCTTGTTCATAATTTTTACTAATCCCCATTCTTCTAAAAGATTGGCGATAGCATTACGTCTTTGTATATCATTCTCTGTAATGTTTGAAGGCTTACCATCAAGTGCAAATAACTCTTTAAAGTGTACAATGTAGTACTTACCTTGCTTGTGTAATATATGACACGACTGATAAAGAATTCTTTCTTTTCTTGATGATACTCCAATTCTAGTTAAGGTTTCTCTGACCTTCAAAAAATCATCTTGTTCTACCAATTGAACTTCTACGAATTTATTAATATCTACCATTTCATTTCCTCAATCCACCGGTTTCTATTTTTTGTTTTAGGACTTGGATTTGTTCTTTGCTTAGTAGACGAGAGATTTCTAAAGCCTTAGAATCTGAGACATTGAAGTAATGTTTAATACATTCTATATCTTCACTTTTTTCAGACTTAGCCCACTTCGCAAACGGTCTTTTTCTTGACCGTATGGTATTTAGTAAAAAATCATTCTGAAGCTTTTTATCTAGGAAGTGGCGAGTGTTCATCTCATTCGCAAACATAAGGCAGTCCATATGGTAGGACAGACTGCGATTTGTCAGAAAAGGAGAATAGTCTTTCTCAGTAATTTCATCAACAATCAGATTCTTTTTACCTTGTAGAATCTGATTAACATAATCAAACGGACTCATCAATAAAAACCCATCTTTTTCGTATTCTTTGGTGCTTTAATTTCATTGTGAAATACTTCCGCCAAAGAATAAGTTCCATTATCTTTCTTAATCAATTCAATATTAAGTTTTTTAGAAATGTTCTTGGCCTGTGTTTCAGTATAGTTATCGAAATGAAGAATATCAAAGCAGCGACCAGGACGAATCAAAGCAGAATCAATATCATCAATAGAAGGTAAATTCGTAGAGAAAATTAATTTCTTACCTTTCACACCAACAAGACCGTCACCAACATTCAAGAATCGATGCATCATCGTATTACCTTCTTTTCGTGAGATGATAAAGTTATCAGCATCTTCAATAATCATAAAGTTAGCGTCATCTTCCAGAAATCTAGCAAATACATAATCTTTTTCTAGAAGTTTTTCATCGTAAGTAACGAGTGCATTTTTACCCGTATAATGTAACAGACCTCTAATGAAAGTTGTTTTGCCAGTACCTGGTGGTCCAATCAAAAGCAAAATTGAAGCAGAAGAATTCATATATCTATCATAATATTCTTCCACAGTTTCATCTTTTAGAAAAGGATACATTTCTGTTACTGGTAATTTCTCTGATGATAATGGAATACTCACTGAACTTCCATCACCGGAATACATCCATTCTATATTAGATTTAGAAGTATTAAAATTCTTACGCAAAAGTTTATGATGAAACTCCACAAATTCTTTATCACCATAAACTTTAACATCTACAGCGTTTGAGTTGACAGAATAATCAATGAAACATACACTCGAATTGTCGATAATCATTCCAGCATCAGAACTAAATTCAATGATTTGTAAATCTTTATATGTTTCTCTAGAAAATTTTGTCCAAGATTTATGGTCAGAAATAAATGATTCTCTGAATGTAATAGTACTTTTCTTTAGACGAGTTCTCTCATTCACAATTTTAGAAATGTAATGGTCGTTTAACGATACACCACTCAAAAAGAATTCTGAACGATCTTCTACACCAGCAAGAGTTGTAATATCATCATCAATGCAATTTAGACCATCACTAAAATTTCTGTCCATGTGTTTTCTTTCACCTTGTTTTCTATCAGCACGTTTTCTTTTGTATTTAAACTTTCTTCCGATTCTTCTAAGTCTATTTGAGAATGACGTAAAATCAGTATCTTCCATTATAACATCCGTATTAAACCAATAGTATCTATTGTAACAATCAACAAATAGTTAGCAAGCATTCCAAACGATCTCCTGCTATAAGCAGCCCAAGAATAGATAACACAGCCAGTAATCCAAAAAGGATATAAAACCAGAAGGGGAGGATTCGGAACGGTAAGTGCCATAGTAAGACTACACCCGATGCTAATAGCCCAAGCAATAAGCTCGGCAGCAAAGCGAGCAGGATAGGACTTAAAGTCATCATGTATCCATTTGAAAATAGCATTTGTTTCTCCATTCATACAAACTCACATTCGACCATCAATTCTGTTAAACAAGCGACCATATTGATTTCTTGGTCTGCAACAAATGCTTGTTTATATTGATAGTCAGCCAGAATCAAAACTGCTTTAGGTATCGATGTAGGTTTCAATACATCATACATTGCATCATAGATTTTTCTGAACAATGTATTACCATCAATCTCTGTAGTCGCAACCCATTTACGAATCGCACCGAAATCTTTGGATGATATATGTTTTACCAACTCTTTAGTTGAAACGTCACCAATCTGTGCAAGAATACCAGTATCGATTTTACCGAACTGAGAATATCTTTGCAGTTCGTTTATAACACGACGAAAATCTGGAAAATGTTTTTTGATTAGTTCAGCAACAACTGACTTGTCGAAGTCAATTTTTTCACTTTGCAAAATTGACTCAATTCTCTTATGAAAGAGAGAAGCGAGTTTCACCTTCTCACCATTCTTCAAACCAAAATCAATCACAGCACAACGACTGTGTAATGGTTCTATGATACGAGTTTTATAATTACAAGTGAAAATAAAAGAACAGTTACCAGCAAACTCTTCAATAGCATTTCGCAATGCTGGTTGAGTTGAGTTTGGGTTTAGATAATCGGCTTCATCAATGATAATAACTTTTCTGCCGCCAGCAAAAGACATTGCTGAGGCATAGTGTTTTATCTTTGTTCTAAATGTGTCGATACCCGATTCATCAGAACCATTGATTATCATGTAGTCGCAGCCGATCTCTTTGCACATCGCTTTGGCTACGGTTGTTTTGCCTACTCCTGCCCCACCACTCAACAGTAGGTTCGGAATAGTTTTCTGATTGACGTATTCTTGAAATGGTTTTTTTAAACGGTCGGGGAGAATACAATCCTCGACCGTGTTCGGACGATACTTTTCGGTCCACAATACTTGTTCCATAACTACCTTTCACATAAATCATAATAAAAAACCAAGTATTAATTAGTTTGCTTTTTCAAATTTGGAACCAGTTTCGGTTGTAATCCAATATTGAATGTTTCTATTCTTGTTTTTGAAATGTGAGATTCCTTTTGAAGAAATAGAAACGTCATAAGAACCAGAAATAATTTTAAGATTCTCAGTTCTAAAGATCATCTTATACTTATTGCCAGTACCTTCTGCAATTTCAATAGAATTTGTGTGTGCAGAATCATTTTGCAAATCAAAAGTTGTAACGCACACTTTTTCACCATCAGATTCGACAGCAACATGTGGTGAAGAAAGTACAGCAGCTGTTCGCATAATCCAATCGAAATCATCAGAGTTCAATGTGAACTTGATTTCAGGATCAGGAACAACAACATTTTTTTCTGGTGGAACAACGATCATATGTGGTTCACAAAAACGATATTTAATTTCACTTCTGCCTTTTAGACCAGAGATTAAAATATTCTTGTCTTTGAAGGAAAGAGTTGTATCATCTTTGTGTAGTGAAATGACCGAAAGAAAATTATTCAGATCATATACACCAAAGTCAATTGGAAATTCTTCTTCAACTGTAACCTCAGCCATAATATTCTTTTGAGGTGAAACAGTTTTAATTGTTTTACCTTGTTTGAAATAAATGCCTTGATTGATTGTTGCAAAGTTTTTTAGTACAGTGATTGTATCATTTGATAGTTTCATTATCTACTCCATAATTTAGTTTATTCATCAACAGAATATATTGTATCATGTTCATACAGAAACATGAGGCAACAAAGCGCATGAGCTAAGTGATGTTTACCTGATTCAGGATCATCTTTCTCGCCTTCTTTCCATGCCCAAATATGCCTTTGCAAGGCATCAAAATATCTACGTTTGGAATCTGGTACTTTTTTCCAATTATCACGTTCATATTTTTGAGCACCAAAAGTTAATACATCAACTGTTGCTTTGAGAGCTTGTGGTGGAAGTAAACCATATTCTAGTTTACCTCCATCAAATTTACGACCTTCTGGATTCATTACAATTTACCAGTTAGTTCAGCAACCTTAGGCATGTTCCCAGTAAATGCGTATGTACCAATGTGTTGCGTTTTCATCCAAGGACATAGATAAATTTCTCCACCAATTTTACGCCACAACTGGCAGAACATATAATCTTCACTTAGATAACGATCTGATCCACCACCTGTTGCTGAGTCTGCGGTGTCAATAATAGTATCGAAGTAAGCATGAATGTAACGAGTACCATCAAAGTGGGCTTGGCCAATATGATCTGGTTTGTAACGAAGTTGTGGATATGATTTTTCAAGTTGTTCAAAAACATGACGTTTAATCATCATGAAACCAGTTCCAATTTCCAAAACTTGTAGTGGTTCAGTAACCTGAAACTGTTGAGTGCCTTTTACAACATTGAATACATATTCACCAACTAATTGTTCTAATTCTCTTGGATCCATTTCTGTATGTTTACGAGCAGCATGTGCAATATTACCCCAGTTAATAGATTTTTTAGGATAAGGACCACCAATAACATCTTTATCAAGAGCCATTAATGCTAAAACATCTTGTGGGTTGAAGTGAATGTCCGAATCGATAAACAACATGTGTGTACAATCTGAACGAAGAAATTCATCCGTCAAATAGTTTCGTGCTCGGGTGATTAGGGATTCGTTGAAGAGGAAAGAAAATTTAACGTCAATGCCATAACGCATCATCAATGTTTGCAAATCAAGGCAAGACTTTGCGTAAAGACCATGATTCATACCACCATACATTGGTGTAGCCACAAAAAGTTTATTCTTCTTCAATTCATCTAATTTGATTTGTATTTCCATAGTTTACCCATTGTATAATAAAAAAGAGAGGATACAAATATATATCCTCTCTGTGTGAGATTTCTAAACTTTATTTAGAAATATCAGGCAAATGCACGCTCTCCTTGAGCACGAATTGCTGCAATACCTTCAGCAACCATACGCTTGGTAGGAGTACCAAGGCGGTAGAAGAAAACTTTTTCTCCGCTGCTGTTGTAACGGCTATTCAAGTAAATAGCATGACCTTCATTGCGAAGATCGTTGATTGTTGCAGAAGGGTTCGCAACACCAAACATTGACTGCATCTTAGCAGGAGTCAAAGTGTTGTAACCATCTTCTTTAGAAAGGTAAGCAAGAATTTTAGATTTAACTGACATAACAAAATACTCCATGTTTTAAAACAGGTTGCTTTGAAAAATTCATTTGAGAGGCAACCGTTCTCTCAAATTATGTTAATATTATACTATAA